TCCCTGCCCGTCGATTCCTCCAACGTCCGCCGCAGGATCGGCACGCGCACCTCGTATTTCCGCCGCCGGGCGTCCTCGTCGAGGTCGTAGCCGGTGTGCATGATCGGGGCGTCGATGACGAGTTTTTGCAGGTACGGGTGGGCGTGCCAGTACCCGAGCACGTTGTGTTCGATCTGGTTGTGTATCGCCGCCGTCCAGCGGATCTCCGGCACGTTCCGAACGATCCGGGGCTGCACCACAACGTCCGCCTCCAGCGCTCCCACAGTCAACACGTTGTGAACTGGCATGTAGGCCACAACCAGATCAGGAAGGTTGGCCGCAGCCCGCACGGCACGGCCGGCGCCGTCGTCCCGCAGGTATTCGTCCGCGTCGAGGGTCAGGATATGATCCCCGGTGGCCGCGTCCATGCTCACGTTACGGGCGACGGCAAACGACCCCGGCCACTCGATAGCGCGCATTACGTCCGCGTACCTGCCGGCGATCTCCACGGTGGCGTCGGTGCTGCCGGTATCCACGACCACGATTTCATCCACGTACGGGCGTGCCGATTGGAGGCACCGCTCCAGCGTGGCTTCCTCGTTGCGGACGATCATGCAGAGGGAGAGCCTCATTTTATATCAACCGGGTGTATAGTGTGTACCCGTTTGCGTTTTACGGCTCTGGATAGCGCCGCCGTCGCATCGTCGTAGCTATTGAATGCCGCCGCGTTTTTGCGCATCCACGCCCATACGCCGGCACTTGTCAGCCACCCCGTTACGATAGGCATAATAAACCACCTGCGGGCGCGCACGTAATACCGGCCGTCTTTCATTTCCACTACGTCGAATTTAACGCCAGTCTTCATGTTTACAGCTCCGCTATTCTATGGGCAATCATATGCAATCCCTTTGGCGTGATCTTAAAATCCCCACGGCACCCACACGTACAGCCATCAACGAGACCGCGATTCACCAGGGATTTCATTTTTGCCAGCACAAGCCTATTGGACTGCACGCCGGGCATTGCCCGTTCTACACTGTTATCAAATCCATGAAACCAGGTCCCCCCACGAGAATCGAGGCCCCGCAGAAATTCAAGCACCGGCTCATCGGGTATGTCCTTGCACTGCATCACGCGTACCGATCCGCGATGCCCCGCACCGCCTCAATGGCCGTTTGTAGCCGGTCCCGCAGGTCCCGTGCCGCTTCGTCCAGGGGGTCGGCGTCTACGTTGATCCGGAGATCCGAGAACACGCCAGCAGCCAGCCGGCACGCCTCCACGGCCGCGCCGTGCTCGGCGATCAGGTCAGCGACGACCGGCACCCGCTCGGATACCTGTTCCAGGATGATTCGGCGCTCTATGTCCTGCTCCGTTTTCGTCATAACCACCGTGTTTCATTGAATATACGGGTTTGTTCGGAATCATCGTTTACGTGCGCCGCGAAGATGGTTCGCCCGAGGTCCACGCGGTCACTGTGCCGGATGTAGCCGGCGGCATGGGCCAGCACCGTACGCCGAACGCCGAGGGCCGCGCACCGGCGGGAGAACAGGATATCTGCCATGTTTCTCCCGTCCTGGAAATCCGCATCCGTGAGCGGCACGTCTGCAGGCCGGAACGCGAGGCAGCCGGTACCGATCACCGTACAATCCTGGTCAAACGGCACCACCCCGAGGCAGGGGAGGGGCGTATGTCGGCCGCGGTAGTATGAATCCGTTGGAGCACTCTGCCGGCGCCCGTGGAACGACACCGCGCCGCCGTGACGCTGTAGCCCATCGAGTAGCCGGGCCACGAAGTCCGGCGGATAGAGCAGGTCGTCGTCACACGCCACGTGCACATCTCCGGCGATGCCCATCGTGACCGGCGCAAATTTGCCCGCGTCGCCAGCATCCGGCCCGGTCAGGCACCGCACCCACGCCGGCAGGTAGGCCGGCCGGGCGTCGAGGCCGTTGCAGTACACATACACCGCGTCCGCCTGGCCGCGTAGGGTCTCCAGGGCGTCCAGCAGGGCGTCCCGGCGCTCTGGTATGGTGGCGATTCCTATCGTAGTCATGTCAGCGGGAGTAGTGTGCATCGGCACCCGATAACCTCATTTGCCGGCCCCGTGGGGTCGCCGGGGTGAAGCAGGAGCGCACGGCCAACGGTGAACGGGCTGTTGAGCGGCTGTTCCTGGCCGTCGGCCACGTCGTGCGTCGGTCTCACGCGCTTATCCCGCTCAGACAGCCACCGGGTAGCCCGTATGCCGGCGCGGCGGAACGCGGCGTATTGCCCAGCCTCGAATCCCGTTGTCACGCTGGTAACCGCAATCGTGTGCGACCGGCCGGCACGCCACGAGTCGAACTCGTCCCGCAGTCGGCGTTCCACCTCGTCCACGCCCAGGCCCTTCTCTAGCGCCTCCTGTACGATCTGCGCGATGCGTTCGGCGGATGTCCGCGTGATCCCCTTCCCTTTGATGTTGAGCGCCTCCAGGGCCTCGATAACGGCCGGGTCGCTGCTCGTGATGTCGAACGCCACCAGGTCCAGCCGGGCACGTCCCGTGCGCCATCCGGAGAGGATCGCATCCAGCAGATAGGGCCGCATCAGAACCTCGGTTTCCAGCAGCCATTCTGCCACACTGAACAGGGTGTCAAGCGTCAGCACCGGCTCAACCGTCCGCCGCATCGTGCGCAGCCGGCGGATCGCCTCGGCCTCCTGCCGGATGAACAGGCCATCCATGGCGCCTTGCAATGGGTCCTCCAGATCGCGCTTAATCCGGTCCGTGGTTTCCCACTGCCGGCGCATCCAGGCGCGCTTATCGGCCTCGACGAGGGGTGCTATGTCCGCCGTACGGATCACAGGGGCAGCTCCTGCGGCTCCGGTTCAGGCCGTAGCATGTCCGCAACAGGCCGCAGCCCGCCGGTCATGAAATATTGGTCCAGCTCGGGCGGCACGTCCTCGCCGCGCATCGCCAGCACGTCGCCTGGTTTGCGCGTGCCGCTGCGGATCTCCATCTCGTACAGGCGGGCATCCTCGAGCGGATCCGACGGCACGACGTTGGGCGGTTTCACGCACAGGGCGTCGTCCATCACCCCGAACGCCGCCCGCAGTTGCCGCGTCAGGTCGGCGCACAGCTCGTCCACCTCGGGTTGGATACTGTCCTGGAACCACGACCGGCGCAGCTCGCGGGAGTTGGCCACCACGCCGCCATCGGCGAACATGGCAGGGGAGAACCCGAACACCCACATAAGCTCTTCAGCGTTCATCCGGGACGCCTCGACATACTGCATGTCGTCCGGTTTGATGGACAGCAGGTTCAGGCTCCCGCCGTTGGGAAGTACCGGGATGTTGCCGGCGCTGCCCAAACTGCGGTGCTTGTCCTTGAATTGCTTCCGGTACTGGTCGATCTGGCCCTGCGTCATGTTCTCCGGCGTGCTCATATAGAGGGGCGGCACTTGGCCCTCTTTCATCATGTCGCGCCCATAGATTTGCATGTACAGGTCCTTGTCCGCCTGGAACGCCGCCGCCTCGATCAGGGACGCCGACTCGTACGGGCTCACCGGGTGCGCGTGCCGCATCCAGATCATGTCTTCCGGCGGGATGTCCTGCCACGCCGGCCCGCCGCGTGAGTAGAACCGGAACCCGGCCAGGCCGCCGGAGGTCGTGCCCTGCGGGTACACGTCGCCGAAATCGGGGTAGATCGTGTACAGGCTGTCCGGCACGCCACGGGCGCCACGGGCGACGACGTGGAACGCACCGCGCCCCATGTCCCGGAGTTGCGAGGTAGCCCGCCAGAACCCGAACGGGTCCACGTTGGGGGAGGGGGAGCGCAGGAGCGCCCGCCACGGGTGGCCGTCCTCTACCGGCTCGTACTCGTCGTCATCCACCTGCCGCATCACGCGGGCGCCCATCATGCCCCGTGCAATCGCCTGGGACCGGCGCACGACGAGGCGGTAGATCAGGCCCCGGTATACGGTGCGCTGCTGCTCCGGCGTCGGTGCGTCGTCGTCGTGCACGCCGAACGTAGACGACTCCGTGAGGGTGGGGGAGTAGATCGTTACGGGCGGCTCGGCGGCGCGGATCTCGTGCCAGACCACCATATCTTCGCGGGGCTCCTTCGCCCTGAACCAGTCAAACAGTCCCATAATTTACGCCCACAGTAGGGCCTCCGTTTTGTTGTTGGCGCCATACCACGCCAGGGCCAGACTCATAACCATGTCATCGTGCATCCCAGAGGGAGCGCCGTACCGGAATTTCCCCGATGGCAGCCGCTCCGCCTCGTATGCCTGTAGTTCCCCGATCAACACCGGGTCGTTCAGGATCTCAATGTTACGCCGCTCGAACGCCTGCGCCAGACCCATAATCACCGCGTCTTTCGTGTCGTTCGTCGTCAGGAACGCCTCAACAGGTATGCCCTGGCTGGCGATCTGCTCAATCAGGGGCTCACCCATCGAGTTACGCTCGGCCACCACCTTAAACGGCCGGTACCTGCGGTACAGCGTGTACAGGTTCGCCAGCTGATATCGGTAGTCGATTCGGTTGGAGCGCTCCACGTACGCCATCGCGCCCGTTGTGGCGTCGATCACAGTAAAGACCGTAAAATCCTCCAGCTTGCCCCAGTCTACGCCGATCACGTACTCATGGTCGGCAATCGGCTGTTCCTGCTCCGTCGCCGTCGCTGCATCGACAACGCCCCGGAATATCGCGCCGGCGTCCGGGATGAACTCGGCCAGCACCTCCTGCCGGTAAATGCGTTCCGGCATGTCCCGGCGCATGGCCTCGACCTCAACCGGGGCAATGAACGGGTTGGCGCTGGTCGGCATTGTCCAGGATTGCCACTCGGCATAGGCCGGGTCCTGGCCGCGCTGGTGCAGTACCCAGAAAAAGTTCATCCCCTTCGGGGTGGACAGAAACCACGCATCCCCGGCCATGTCCGCCAGGGTAGGGCGGAGGGCCGCGTTCCAGGCTCGTTCGAGGTTCGGGATCATGGCGGCTTCGTCCACAACCACCGTGGCGTACTTGCGCCCGCGTGCCGCGTCGGGGTCAGTCAGGCTCCAGAACTCAACCACGCCGCCGGTTACCAGCTCCACACGCCGCTCCGTGGCGTTTTTCCGCGCGATGATCGGCCGCAGCCGGCGCAGGATGTCCCGCCATGGTTCGAGGAGCAGTTTGT